AACCACGACTACGTAGCCGCATAGCGTGGCGTTGATTGGCAGCATTCTCACGATATGCTGCGTTCCTTTCTTGTAAAACAGCATTTCTCATACCGTACTGCCAAGGATGAACCATGCCAGGACGTGCACGGTTCCCAGGTACTTGAGCCTCTAATATATCATTCCAACGATTCTGATAATTGGCATGACGGTACGCGGTCCACCGATTACGAACACGATTGTAAGCGTCCGTAGCAACATTACGAGCACGACCAAGCGCACCAACTCCAGCATTCTCAGCAACATCATACGCTCCAAGAGCGTTATCAACAGCTCGATCACGACCTTTCAGCGCTGCATCCTTAATTTGGTTACGATACTTATACGCACCAGTAACTGCTAAACCAGCACCAGCAGCACCCGCACTATACGCAACTACTTTGCCTAATTGTTTTAGGTAACCCAAACCAATAGAAGCATAAGAAGCATCGGAGGACTTCTGACGCACTCCACCTCTCTTACGAGAACCACGATACTTCGAATACCGAGCCATTAGAACAATGATTTATTTATTGCATATTTTCCTAATCTTCTTCCAAGTTGTCTAACTTGAGGAGCAAAACGAAGATACTTGCGACGACGAGAACGACGACCACGACTCCGGTAACCACCATTCCCTCGTTGAATAATATACTTACCTAAACCTAGCGCCTGCATTTCTTCAATAGGATAATGCTGCAACACATCAGGCTTATATACAGACCTTCGACGAACAGTGTGAAGGACAGCACTACCAAGCACACCTAACGCTAAAGCTTTCGCAAACTTAGATACACGACCCATTAAACAAATGATTTATTTTCCGATTCTAACAGAGTTAACGAATGAACAACAGCATCAATAGCTTGCTCAATGAAAATAGGTGTATAGAAAAGATCAACCTTGCATTCATCCACATACATTTCCACTAAACCCGCGGCTTGAAGCAACGCTAAATGAATTGCTTCCAAGTTACATTGCTTCTTCTCCTTGACACCATGGCAATCATTACATTTACGATTACATAAACAAATTTTCTTGTCATCTTGAACATCAGAAATCCCTGATACAACGCAGGGAACCATCTTGATAAACAATACGAAAACAATCACGACCGAAACGTAGACCAGTCGTTATAATGAAATCACCGTTATCACGAACTTGGACTAAGAACCGCCTACCACGAACCGTACAGTTCAACGATGTAGGCTCAACACAAGGCATAAGATAATGATTCACATACCATTATCTAGCCTTTAATCCTAATACTAATACAAGAAACGATTATGGGACCTTACAGTTTATAAGGTTTAATGAGACGGATGCTGGTACCAATGCTTGCCCAGAACAACAGGAGGATTGCCAGGAATATCAATCAGAACGCCATCCAATATCGTCTTCTCGGTAAACCGACGAATCACCGGCAACATCATTTGATCAGCTCCCAAACACTCCTGAATACGATAGTTTGAGGTAATTACGATCGTCTTCGGACGAATCATCCGGGAACCTCCCTTCCTTTCGGCCATGAATGGATAGTGATCCGACCAAATCTTCAAAAAAGAACCAAGCCACTTAAAGTGAGTTGGATCCACATCTTCTATAATAACAACATCTTGCTTATTATAATGGTCAAACCACTTATTAAGCCCTTTCCGATAAGCACCGGGAAAATGATCCCACGCATATTTCGATTTCCCGATACCTGTTGAACCATAAATCCATAAATTGTGAAGAACAGGTATACACTCAGTAGCAGCATTCGCGTCATCATGAATAGCATGCAAAGCAGACCGAAACCGTAAATACAATTCCGAAGGGATCTCGTCAAACAACCCAGCTTTAGCTAGAGCCCGAGCTGAATCCCACTTGTCCTTCTGAGCACGTTCTCCTCCAACAGAAGGACAATCTCCGAATTCTTCGTAATTGTCTTCTTTCATACAATACTTCCGATTCTCTTCTGAAGTCCCCTTCGCAACCTCAATGTGAGCTCGAGGGATCATACCCTTCAGCGAATTAAAACCAACAGGTTTCTTGAAAACAACATAGCACTGCAGATGCGGGGTGCCTTCAGAACCCCGCTCCTGACCAACCACCAGATAAACATGGTGTTTGTGCTTACTCAAAAGATAAACCTGTTCGCAGTCTTCATCCGTCATATTATTGATAGTAAAACAATAACGACGCGACTTCGACATTGTTTCACATTTAAAATAACCGATGACATCACCCCTTTAATAACGGGTGAGTCACGACACGGAAATATGGGACCTATACGGGGCTGCGCATACAGGTTCTATAGGAACACACGTCAAATCAAATGGAACATTTGATGTGTTCCATATTTGGGGGGTCACAAATGTAAGGCACACACGGAGTGCGCCATACATTTCTCATCCCCATGGAACAAAGGAACAAAGGCTGGGGGTAATACTATACCCCAGCCTCAAAGGCAAAAACAAAAATTGCGTAACACGGAGTTTTCATTATGGGTGAAGGGCTGCGCGCCAAGGTCCCATAATTGACTTCCGTGACTCACGTACTATATATATGGAGCAACATCAACATCAAATATCATTCATTCGACAATGAGTCAAGCCCTCTTCTACATAAACCATGATATGGACGATCGCGATCAACAGATTCAAGATTACATAGAGTTCGCTACCATGTGGACCACTCAAGAACCAATCACTGCAGGAAAGAGATGGTTTTCATGGCATCATAATATGGACATGAAACAGAACGAATTATGCTTCAACTTCTTAACCGTCGAAGAGTGCAAGTACTTGCACAAGCTCCCAAAGGACATATGTCAAAAGATCTTAAACTTTCTATATCCGGCTCATTCTTTATAAACATTATAATCTTTACCATCTAACTATTTATCCTAATTTTAATAGAGATCCGATACCTCCTCCTACGCCACAAACCTTCCCTTAGGGTAAATAACAGATGTTAATGATTGGTACAAAGGCCTCAAGGACCGCTATCGCGGTCCATTCGCCCAAGCGGCGGTGCGACATGTGGCGGGAAAAAGCCCCGCCACGATGTCGACACCAGCGCGCCCTCGCCCCTCCGGGGCACAGGACTGTGTTGGTGAACAAGTAGGCATAAGTACTAGCGCGCAGCTTGCGGATGAGGCCGGCAATCCCTCCAGCACACGGTGCGAATGCGGCCGGAAAAAGCCCGGCCGCGATTCGGCACCGTGATGCTTCCGGTCCCGGCCTCCCCGTGTAGCCAAAAAACAAAAACAAAAACAATGAGACACTTAAACAAGCCATACGGACCGGGATTCTTCCTTTTCGGAAGGACCACCGGACCTACACTTATCTGTTCACAATAAAATATTCGATGTATTAACAAATTAAGCAATAAGAGGAAACACAACAGGATCAATTTGAGTAATCGTTATATTAACAGCAGTAGGATTCGTGGGAAGAGTTCCCGCAGTAATCGTAAGAGTCATCGCTCCGATGGTCGCAATCACCTTGATATTCATCCACTGTCGAGTAGTGGTTGAAGAAGACTGCTGATCCAAAATAGAGACAGTGCATCCTGCTCCCGTAACTGCTAAAATAGTACCAAGCGCAGTACTATCACCTAACACAGCATACGAAAGCCAAAAACATTGTCCAGGAAGAATCGCACTTGCCGGGAACGTAAGCACATTACCAGAAACTGAAGTACCAATTGTAGAAGTAACAACAGGCGTTGCACCAACGCCCCAATAAGCACTAGTCGTAGCCTGAGGGGCAGCACCCGACAAATTGTAATGATCACTACGTAGAAAACCAGTAATATCCAATTGAGGCTTAAAGAAAGCAATTTGATACGAACACCACAACTCTCCAATGGTTCCAGTAGAACCCGTGGGAAGACCTTGGGTGGCAACTTGCAAAACACCATGATCATAAAAACGAGCATCTTCATGCGACGCAAGCTGAGAATGCCGAACATACAAATGCGGTTGAACAGTAACCGACGGGTCACATTCAATGACATGCGCAAACGAATCCGACGGCTTAGCTGACGTTGTATACTGCATGTTCTCCATTTGCAACTTGGAACTCGCCAAAGCATCATGCGCATCATAATCCGTTGCCATAATAACAGTTCCCATACCGAGCGTACTCGTAGATCCTACATCAGCAGATGTGCTGCGGAATTCATATATAATCCCGAGCCACATATACGAATCAAACGAACCCGCAATTGATGATAACCACGGGAACGATGCAGACAAACCAGGATTAAGAGTAAACACATTGTTGGTAAACAAACCAGGAGTAGCCGGAACAACAATGTCTTGAATATACTCGCGATGTTTAATAATAACAGCATCACTCAAATCACCAAAAGAAGCAATCTGAGCTCCTTCCGGCATTACAAGAGAATTAGACTTTATCGTGTAGGCTCCTAAACCTAAAGCATCCGCAATAGCACCTCCAGCGGTACTACCAGCGGCAGCTCCTAAAATACTCATCGGGCCACCAGGCGCAGCTAACCCTGCTCCAAGGGCACCGCCGCCACCAACTAAAACACCTCGACCGAGTTGTCCTAGATAAGAACCACGGCCATTAACCCGTGAAATACGCCGAGGAACATAAGTACTACGACGACGCTTACGTCGCCCGTACCTATCATACAAAGAAGGATACGCCATTAAGCAAAC